GGATAGCACAACTGGGAACAGGTGGACCAGACCCAAACGAAGGTAAACTAAATGCACAATCCCAATATTCAGAAAGGGAAAGACGAAGGCTGGGGCTTGCGGTAGAAGATGCGGAATCAAAGAAAAGGGGACCGAGTTACAACAGCAGAGCAATGCCGGTTGATATGTGGGCGACAAGGAAAGTAACACCGGAATTTAAAAAAGACTTTAACAAGCTACCGGAAGAGTTTCTATTCGATTTACCCGATATTAAAAAATACACAGACACAAATATCCCTAAAAACCGCTTATTAAAACTCCATAAGGAAGAACTTGAGTCTAACCACAAGACGGTTATGGCTCTCACCGATATGTGGGCAACCTTTAATGACGAGCGAACAAAGAATGCGTCCGAAGCGTCAATTGCTAAAGCCGCAGCATTAGAGGAAATAACAGAAAGCTCATTTAGTGTAATGACAGAACTATCAGAACGCACGGCATGGGCAATGCAGGAAAACTTCTCAAGCTTCTTTTTCGATGCTATGAAGGGTGAACTGACTTCATTAAAAGACCTCGCGACTTCTATATTTGATTCTATTTTAAAGGCTTTTTCTGATATGGCTGGCCAAATGGCAACACAAGCAATATTTGGTAAAGATTTCAAGGGTGGAATGCTTAGCGCAATTGTATCTGCGATTTCTGGATATAACACGGGTGCGCCAGGTGTAACTACAATACGCGGCGGCGCTGGCGGTGGATATGGGTTTGATAGTGGGGGCCACATTGGAGAATCAGTAAGGGGGGTTGGAATCCGGAGTGGGATGTCTTACGAATTTCATCCGAATGAAACAGTGATACCCGATAAAGCCATAGGTAAGGCAAGGGGTGGCGCAGTGCTAAACAACGAGATTAACCTAAGCATATTTGCAAATGACGCCGCAAGTTTCGCTGACATGGCAAACCGAAATCCAGGCGCGATTATAGGACCAATTATGCAAGGAATACAGGACGGTAATATGCCCTTGATAAACTCCATTAGAGGGGTCGTGTAATGGCTATATACCCTAGTTCAACGGCAGTATCATATATCAACCCTATTACGATGGGTATGCGTTTTAAAACGCTTATAAGCAATTTTGACGACCTGGGCGAAGAGAAGCGTAAACGGAAATGGACGTACCCGAAAAGAGACGTAACACTCAAGTATGAAGCAATTTCGAAAAGTGAGGCAGCAGGGCTGTGGAAATTCTACCAGGCGCGGCATGGGGCATATGAGGCTTTTGCATGGTATGAATCTACAGCATTAGGTTCCACGGCTTATAACTCTTATGTTGGTGAGTACGTAGGCACAGGGGATAGCACCACACTTGTCTTTAACTTACCGGCCATAAACTCGTCACAGGTACATGTTCTTTATATTGCAGGAACGTCTCAGCCAACTACAAACTATACGTTCTCAGCCGGTGGCGGGTCTAACTCTGAGGACAAGGTAACGGTGGTTTCATCCAGCGCGGGGGGCCCGCCTGTACCGACATCAACAGAGCGAATTACATACGACTTTGACGGTAGGTTAAAGATTCGGAGCCGGTTTACAGAAGATTATTTTTCATTTGAAAATTTCTATGATCGCATAATTAATTCTGGCGTCAAGTTAAGTGGGTTACTAAATTCGTGAGAACTATAAACGCAAGTATATTAGCACAACTACAAGCAGAGGAACTACACCCTCACTATCTCTTGTCGTGGACGATTGATGGCACAACCCGCAGGTACACTGATTGCGATATTCCAATCCATTTGACAAATACATACAGTCCGTTAGGATTTAAGTTTTCAAACGTAAAGTACTCACTGGCTAATATTGTTGATAAGGTTGATATTGATATCGACAACCTTGATTTGGTTCAGACAGCTATATTCGTTGATGGCACGCCACAGGGCTCCGACGTTACACTTTCCTTAGTAGTGCTTGACTCTGATTTAAATATTATCGGAGCTACCGCCACAACAATCTTTCAGGGCGAGATTGATTCGTGGAAACTAAACGAGCGTGCGTTGTCCGTAACAGTCACGAGTATCTTCTACAATTGGAGCCAGCGCACACTATCGAAACACTCCCCATCTTGCCGGTGGAAGCAGTTTAAAAGTACTGAGTGCAATTACGCGGGTGCATCCACTTGGTGTGACAGGACATATGCAAGGTGTGTTGTTTTGTCTAACTCAACTAACTTCGGCGGATTCCGGTGGTTGCCATCTATTGTAGACAAGGAGATTTGGTGGGGCCGTGTTCAAGGGGATAATGAGTGGCGCAAGTAAACCTGTTTAGTATTACATCAGAGCTTGTTGGGACACCCTACAAGCTGGGTGGTAAGTCAACCGAGCTGGATTGCTTTTCGCTCATTACCCTATATCTATCAAAAAGGGGTATCACGGTGCCAGAGGACCTTGTTTTTGATGGTCACAGCATAAACAACTACCCGGCTGAATACCTTGATAACCCCGCTAAAATGATGGCGGTTGCGGTTGACTATATTGCATCTCTTACAACTGAGGTACCGGAGGGTTTTGAGGTGGCGGGCGATATTTTATTTGTCAGGCTGGAGGATAACGAAAGCCTTGTAATCGCTGGTGGAAACGGAACTATTGTTGCTGCAACTCAGGAAAGCGGAATCACCATTTTAGGTCAATCGGACTATAAAGTTAAAAGAGTTTTTAGATGTCCACAAAAACAATAATCAGCGGTGTTGCAACTGCGGCGATGGCTGTGGCTGTCCTTGCCGGCCCTTACGGTTGGGGCGTTGCTATTGGTGCGGGATTGTTTATGGGCGGTGCGTCCGCCATGATGTCTCATGTGCAGGAAGGTGCTTTAGGGGACACATCCACATCACCATTAGATAGTGGCGTTAGGCTTAATACCCGTTCAACAGAAGAACCCGTGCCGGTTATTTATGGGCAGTTAAAGGTTGGTGGTAACGATGTTTACATAACCGCTACCGGAGCGCAAAATAATATATTATGGATTGTTCAAACGTTATCTGAAGGTGAGTGTGATAGTATTGAAGCAGTTGGCGGTGTTGACCAGCTATGGTTAGGGGATAAGCTCTATAATGAGTATGGCGGGAACGTCTCTTACTATTTTCATTCTGGTTCTGCCACACAGACGAAAGACGCCACGTTATATGCTGCTAAAAACGAGTGGACAGATACACTAAAAAACACCTGTTACGTTGTGTGGAGACTAACCTATAATAAAGACTATTTTCAGGGTATTCCTCGCAGGAACATATTACTAAACGGGCGTAAGTTATTTGACTTCAGGACTTCTGTAACGGCCTACTCGAATAACCCAGTGCTTTGTTTATACGATTACCTTACAAATTCACGCTACGGTTTAGGCATTGCCAGTACCAACATAGACACAGCCACATGGACATCAGCGGCGAATTATTGCGATACGAAGGGTTGGACACTAAACTACGCAATTAATAAAAGCCAACTCGCACACGATGTAATAAACATAATTCTGCTGCATTTCCGTGGAAAGTTGGTCTGGTATGATGGTAAGTTTTATTTAAGATATTCCGATCTAAATTTTGAAAGCTCGGTAATGAGCTTAGAGGACAAGCACATTGCCCAGGGTGCATCTGGCGAGTCCTCGATGTTCGTTACCCAGCCGAGCCGGTTTAAAAGACCGGATGCAATTAGAGTGGCGTACATAGACACAGATAAGGAATATGTAACGGACTACGTTACAGTCGGGGATACCACTGGTGTAGTAAAAGAATTAAAGCTACCTGGCTGCACAAACCGGCAACAGGCATCTGATTTAGGCGTTTATGAGCTTGAAAGGCAACAACTTGATAGAGTAGTAGGTGGGCTCTTCCGTGACGATGCGCTACAGCTTGAAGCGCACGACCCCGTTACACTCACCACAACAGCACTTGGCATATCCGGGCAGACAATGCGAGTCTTGGATTCACAGATTCAAAACAACGGTTTAGTTGCATTGTCTCTGGGTTATGAAAGTACGGGCTTGTACGACGATGATTACAACCTTGACGCGGAGGGTGTGTATAATTGTAGTCTACCGGATATTAATGCAGAACCACCGAGTGTAAGCAATGTTGTTTTAACAGAGGACACTTATAGTTACAGGTTACGCACGTTTACAAGGGTCAACGTTACGTTTGATTTACCCGCTGACTACCCGTGGCTTAAACACGTTGAGATATGGCTAAGTCACGATAACGCAACCTGGGAGCACCTATTCAATGTCACCGGAGATTTTCAGGTTGATCCTGTAGAAGAAGGGGTAACATACTATCTAAAATTTACGACAGTTTCGATCTGGGAAACAAGGCGCACGGATGCACACTCCTATGTTTCGTCACTGCTAATCCAGGGGCGCACAGACGCGCCTGATTCGTTGGCTTCCTTATCTCTACTTGCAAATGGTAATGCTATAAACCTGTGGGCAGCAAAGGTGTCAGACGCAGACGTTGAGTTATATGAATTTAGGTTAGGCTCAAGTTGGTCAGGGTCCATATTCCTTGCTGCACTGCGCTCGCCTAACCTTTCGCTGGTAGGTGTCAAGCCGGGTAGCCATACGTTTTTTGCTAATACATTAGGAAACAACGGTGTATATGGAGAAACACCACGCTCACAATCAGTTACACTAATCGACCCGCCCGATGCCTGGACCGAAGACGGTGTGTCACCGTTTGAGGACGATTACCTGTAATGGCTGAACAGACTTTAACCATACAGGGCGGGACGCATACGGTAGTTGCTGGTGTAGTATCTATTATACCTGAGACTTCTCATGATTCACAATGTGGTCATGTTGCGGATGTAGTATCTTTAATTGCCGTCGGCGAGTCTGTTGTATTATTTGAGGATGCAGACGTACTATTTGGTGATGACGAAGTTGAGTTTATTCCAAGCTCAATACTGGATATTCAGGAACCGTGTCATGGGTTAGATTCTCCTAATCCGAGATTTGCCGGACTCCGCATAATAGGAGTAAAACCTCCAAGCCATGAGATATTTACAACTAACCCGTTTCACATACAAATAGTCGCTGCACCGCCATCCCACGGGTTAGTTTCTGGCAGACCGGCTGTTATAGCTATATCGCCGCAGTATGTTCAAGACACTACACACGGTTTAATCAGCCTAAAAGTTTCGCTTGACGTGCAGCAGGCAATGGTTGTTCAGGGGCCGGTCCATGTCCACGCGGTCTTTAACCCTGAACTTACAACGGGCGGCGGGCAGCATAACAACACCGAACATATTATATATAATGCTCACGACTATCTCAGGTGTAGGCATCAACACGGCAATTTAACGGGTGTCTATACTTCTCCGATTTTTGACACCGCTGGGGCAGCGGATAGGTATCTGGCGTATATAGTCGGGCAAGACACAGCAGAACCGGACATTGTAGTGGTTGGTACTGGAACCACTTGGGACTCGCAACTGCCAGACCCGAACACGTGGCAAGATGTTGGCGTTGCGAGTAATTCATGGACTAACATATTCACGCTGGCACAGGGCCCGTCTGTAACAATGCGGCTATACTACGGTGAGACATCGCCGCCGCTGAATTACTGTGACAAAATGGAGATACTTTCTGCAATTGTTGAAGACGCGAGATACTTTCAGGTACAAATAACAATCACCGACCCTGGACTTGAGATATACGCTTACGTCGAAAAATTCTACATAAGGTTATGCCAATAGGAGCTTAATATGGCACAAAATTATACAACTGATGTGTTTGCTGCTGGGCATGTAGCACAAACCGATTTACAGAATATGGAAAACAACTTTGCGGTACTAAAGTCATGCTTTTCGGGAGCGGTTGCACCGGCTGATACGGTTGCGGGTATGCTCTGGTTCGACACGGCTCAGAAGGTTTTAAAGACCCGAAACAACGCTGATGACGAATGGTTTGGACTTATGCATGGGGACGTGTCCGAGAAACGACTTGTCTACAGAGACGCGGCTCTTGAGGGGTATGCCAGGGACGCCACGGTAACAGATAAGGTAATTGCACTAAAGGGCGGTGCTGTCTACGTTGCAGGGGCAGCGGCGGCAGGCACATGGACAATATCAGGGTTGACAAAAAATGCACATACCCACTCATTGGGTGCTCATACACATACCCTGGCAACTCCTGGTGGTGATATAACAGTCGCGGATAACGGTAAGTTTGTTGGAAATGAAAGCGGACAATCTGCGCTTAAGTCTTGGGACCCAACAGGAGGCTCCACTACAGTTGAAAAAAGGAATAATATAACTGGTGCGGGGTCGGTTGATGTATCCGGTGCTCAAAGCAATTCGGCTGTAACCCACACCCCTGCATGGAGGCCGTTGGCGGCGGTGTGTATAATGGTATATTTAGATTTATAAGGGGGAAAACCATGTTGTCTAAATCAGATAAGGAGTGGATTAAAAACACGTTTGACGAGCAAATCGTGAAGGCGCTAACAGTCAAGGTTAATGTAGTTCAAAAGCGCGATCCTAAAACCGGCGTGCCGTTAAAAACCGAGAAGCATTTTACTGAAGACGTTTTCCTGCCCCACCACTGGGTTGAGTTTTTGCCGTTTTACGAGCAGTCGATAGTAGCGATGGAAGAGGTTACTGAACAGGCAAGGAACCGCTCAAAGTCTGGGTTAGACCAATTAAAAGAACTGCAGACAAAGGTTGATGCTATCGGGCAGCTTTACATTACACTTGAAAAACCGTTGAAGGCGCTGGCAGCTTTTTCTGATGTAATTCAGGACAACCGAAAACTTACCATGAACGAGCATTTGGATTTAGTCTATGAGAGCAATCCTGGATAGGGATATAATTGTTTCGCTGGTAATGGACGACACCGCGGGCGTGGAAATCGGGGACTTGCCAAAGGGTGTCGGCCTGGAACGGCTGCGATTTAACGGTGCGCACGTGGAAGACCTTGCCACGCTAACGGCTTTTTGGGTTGAGGTTTCTACCGGGTTTAAACTTCATTGTGTGAAGGTGCCCGGTTCGCAATACATTGAAATGACTTACGCCGATAGAAAAAACCTTATTTTAAACGACGCGCATATACGATTAAAAACGCCAGAAGAAATCACCATTGAGCAGCAAACGGCTGAAATAAAGATACTTAAAAACAAGCTTAGATTAAAACTAAAGTCTGCAATCGGAGATATACAGGACCAGCAAATGCATACGCTCGCCTTTGTCTGTGCTTTGATTGTGTATTCGAGGCAGCAACCGCAAGCATTAGCGGATTTCTTTGATTCGTTAATACCGGACATAAAAGACACGTTCCCGCTAAGTCGGTGGGAGGGTATCTTAAAGTCTGGTGCACAGGATTTAAAAGCGGCAATAGAAGCATATTATGAAGGGATAGATTCAATATGAAAAAACTACTTACATTTATTTTTCTGCTATTCTTAGTGGCGGTGTGGGCTACACCTGTACTCGCTAAAAATAAAACCCGTTCTTTTATTGCCCATATCGGAGGGGGTGTGGGTGCGATGGACAGAATAGCTATATCCAACATTACGGATAACGATATTGCTATTGTAGTCACGGGAGGGTATGCGTACATCTACGCATTTGACGATGCGGCAACCAACGCAGAAGATGCGGTTGATTTTGAATACATCAGGCCAGACGATTACGGTGCGGGCCCCGGTGTGTGGATTTTGCAAGACTATGTTGCGAACCCAAGCCAACACGCCGGCACTGACCTAACAGCAGACTTAGAAGAAGAAACGCATGCTTCAGAGCACAATGTAGGTGGTGCGGACGTCATAGACCGCTTCACGGAGGGTGTGACGCAATTTGAAAGCACTGCTGGTGATACCTGTCTCTTATACACATCTGACGCTGCCGACGAGCGATCTAGTGTAGATCTCGGTGG